CTCCATCTCCTCCTCCATCTCCTCCTCCTCCATCTCCTCCTCCGTCTCCTCCTCCCAACTTGCATTCCTTATCTTCAATTGGTGGTACTGTAACACATACAAATTCTACTACTATCAAAGTAATGATGGTTGGTGATTCACACAGTGCGCTGGGTGCACCAGAAAGTTCAATGGTATACTTGGAAAAATTTTGTAATGGGTTAAACTCTGTAGTGAATTATGGTGTATCCAGTTCTACTGCTCAAGATTGGGAATTTAAAGATCCATATCAAACTTGTCCACGAGCGGGAATAGGTGCTGTCTCGCCCGGAGATTCTATTTGTAGTATTGGTCACGCGTTTACGGAAGAATTACAAAAGGTACCTTCTAATACAGGGTTTACACATGTAATGATGACGTTTGGTGGAAACGATTTTATGAATAACTTATGCAGTAACTCTGCTGAAGAAATGAAAACGTTTGTAAAAAATGCCATAACTAAAGTAAGAACAGTTGGAGATAGTAAAAATCCGAATATGATTTACATACTCCAAACTTATTGTGCACCACAGTCTAGTTTACCTATAGAACAAGAAGGTTGTACTCTATCTTCTTTTGAAAAGTTAATAAAAGGTATGCGCATGGCAGTTGAAGATATTCGTACTGAACTTGGAGATGATAGAGTTAGATTTTCAAATGGAATCGATCGTTGCGGTGGTGACATTACAACTTATTCACCTGGTAACATGCATATTGATACTATTCATATGAACGAAAATGGTTATTGTTCTCAATGGTCTACACCCTTTATAAGAAATCAGTTAAAATGCGATCCAACTATAGTTTGGAACTGTACATCTCTTACACAATCTACAGTTGCAACTCAAAACGGGGATCCACATTTACATTTTGCAAACGGTGCTATTGCTGATTTTAGAGGCATAAATGATACCGTTTTTAACATACTCTCGATACCAAGGTTTTCGTTTTCTATGAAAACAATGGACGTTCCATTCTTATTACCGAAACCTATGAAAGTAGATGGGTCGTTTTTTACGAATTCGTACATTGTGTTTAAATCTAGTGCATGTGATGTTCTAGTAAAAATGGATGCTGAAAAACCTGGTTTTGATATTACTTTAGGTAAGTCTAGCTCTCAAAAAAGATATAACAAATATTCTTCATTTGAGTGTGACGACTTTAAAATAATAACGAAAGATATTAGTTATGAAATTATCGTAAAAAATACAATTATTAAAGTAATAAGAAAACCCATATATAATTCACTTTCAAAACTTAATTGGAGGTTCGACACCCAAATAAAGACAAAGTATTCTTCTACAAAAGAAGTTCATGGGATTATAGGTCAGTCTTTTCAGATGAATAAACCCGTTACAAATGGCAAACTTGATGATTATTCGGTTTCAAATTATTTAAAAACTTCTGCGCAAGCAGAAGGATTTTTAGAAGGAGTATATACAGATTATATTATGAAAGATATCAAAAGTCCTTATTTTACATATTCTAAATTTGATGAAAAAGAGGATAAAAATACTTTGAGAATAGAATATATGAATGCTCAATCTGACGAAGAAAAGGCATTTTCAGATTTTGAATGGGAACTTGAGTAAATCATTTGTATATTTTTCAGTTGCCCAATAATCATGAAATGATATATTGTTCAAGTCTTTTGTTGTTTTAGAGTGACCTGGTGTTGCATATTCAAACCATTTACCATCATTAGTTTGAAGCGCTATATTTTCTCGTTTACTTGTAACAATGTTGTAACAGTGTTCGAAGTCATTATAATTTACGATTGGATAGTTATAATGATTGGGAAACGACCACTTTTCGTTACAAAATTTGATTGGATGCCATTCCGTAACATGAACCCCTCCTACAGATCTTGAAACCGTTTCCTCAGTTTTGCAAGTTTTTGAAATAAATTCTACTCTTGTGAATGATCCATTCATAGTTATTACATCAATAACTTTTCCTTCTAGCCATAGTTTACCTATTTCCAGTAATGTTTTAGTATATTTAACTCCATTTATTTGACACAGTATAGTTTGTTCCACATTTGTTAAACACCCACCTCCTCGCATGAACTCATCTGGTAGATTTGTGGGTTGTGGTGTCGAAGATGCATAACTAATGATCCGGGAGAGTGATGGTATCGGAGGTAGTGTTTTTACAAACATTTCTTCACCATGTTCGCACATATTTTCGAATTCGTCGGATGTATAGCTTTGTATAGCTTTGTTCATGTAATCACTTCTGTATTCATACAATAAAGAATTTGAAATAGAAACTGGAAAGTGTCTTCCCCATGTTGAATAGTATTCTTTTAGCCCTAGTAAAACTTCTCTCAAAGTATCAAACATATTAGCATCGTCTTGAACTTCCATAATCATTTCTATCTTTTTAGGAATTTTGGAGTTAATGCATTGAACAGATTTAATTCGATTAATTTCCTTTTCGAACAATTTACTGTTTTTATCAGTTTCTATATGAATGTTTTTTCCATTCAGTGATATAGACTCAATATTTTTGCCGTAGAATGGAATATGTTTATCGATTCCATAAATAAGTGTACCAATGTTTACTTTTAGTACACGTTCTGAAATTTTTTCAAGCTTGTAGCAGTCTGGAATATTTAAAGAAGAGTCTCCATCTAAAGTTAGACATGTATTCGAATATACGTCTGTATCTGTATAAGTACACAAAAATTTAGATATCATATTTACAATGGTTGCACATAAAAATTGAGTTTGGGGAATATGATAAACTTCAGAAATTAATCCAAGAAGATCAGTATCCAGATTATTTCCTATTGCAATTGATGTAAATATATAATCCAATCCCTTTTCTATATAAACCTTTTGTTTATAGTCGTTAATCATTTTTTTGTACTTTTCAGGTCTTTGGACATTTTTAGTTGGAATACCATCTGTGAATATTATACATGCACAAACTACGTTTTCAACGAGAACGCTTGTTTCCATTAAGTTGCAACACTTTTTCAATCCATCACATAAGTTTGTTTGACTTATTACTTTTATATTTCTTACAACTTGTTCTGCTTTTTTTTTCCCATTTTCGTCCATTTTTTGCCAGTCCAAAATACAAGTAGCAGTATCCGAAAACATCACTATTGAAATATAGTCTTCATTCGATAACATCTTAATAATAGTAAGTACTCCATGTATGTTGATATCCAAGTTTGACCACCCTTCATTTTTGTCATTTCCATCTTCATCTTTACAAACAGCTTTTTCATTCATACTAAAAGAACAGTCTATTAAAAGTACTGCTTGAAACTTTGTTCTCTGAACCATTACTGTTGGAACTTTTAATGTTATGACTCCTGCATTTGCATCATCGTTGTATGATACAAGTGCGCGTAAAGTGGTGTTCATTCTAAATTATTTTAGTGAACAGTTCACATAGAAACGCGGTTGTACAATTTCTTTAAATATAATTATTATAACTAAAATATGTTTGGAAGTTGCATGTCAAAACCACCTGAAATATTACAAATGCACACAACTGTTACTGAAGCAATTAGTGAAGATAACGGAGGTACGATTACGTGTACTCCTATGGGTGCGGAACCTATTACATATTCGTGGTGTGATTCTTGGAGAAATCCTATAGAACTAGAATTAGATTGTACACAAAGTGAAGCTAGAAATGTCCCACCCGGCGATTATCATATAATGGCATCCGATGCATTGGGAAGAGAAACATGTGTAAAAGTAAGAGTAAAACAATGTAGTATACCTGTTGTTATTGGGTATCAAGTTGAAAATGCATCTACTGGAGTATCAAGAGATGGTAAAATTACTGCAATGGTTTATCCGATTCCCGAAAAAATAAAGTACTTATGGACAAATGGAGCGATTACACGTGAACCGATTCTTCACGATATACGAACCGGAACATATAGCATTACACTAATTTCTGAAAACGAAGATGAAAATATTTTATTTATACATGCATCGAAACCTGCATATGTTAATGTGGGTGGAACTATGTAAATTATTTTATGCACAAAATTTAAAAGAATATGAGTCAAGATTTGGCTGACACATCGGAGCAAAAAAAAACTAAAACTTTAGAAGAAGTTGCGTACAAGTGTTTTTCAAATGACGAAGAAGTTCAATGTAGAAATATTACATTTTCGGTTCCACAGTTTTGCAAGCCTAAATTATCGGTCGGAGATATACGATCGTCATCTATGTCATGTATGACTGGAACACCTCAGAGATTAGACACTCAAAGTGAAAGATTGAACAAAATTACAAGAGATTAGGTTCCGGTATAAACGGTCCTTTACCTAGTCTATTTATAGTACTCAAGTCTCCTACATCAACTACATTATATACGATTGGTTCTTCTATGTCATTATGCCCGAGTATATACATGGAAATATACAAGTCTGTTGTATCTTTCCAGTCAAAAAGTTTTAGACATAAACAAGCATAAATTTTTCTCAAGTTGTGTACTTTTTTAGTTTCTTTAAAAGTATCACTTGCTAGTAAGAATTGTCTCAACCCACTTGAGTATTTTGACGATACTTGTTCATTTGTATCTGGTATTTTTTTTTGTAATAATCTAAGTCTTTCAAATGCTTTTTGTATGGAGTCAAAATTGTGTAAAATAGGCACAGCATAAGAAGAATTATTTGTTCTTTTTTTTGCTTGACCATGAAATAGACTTTGAAACTCTGTGTCTCCATTCAAAAATGTACTTTTTCCGTTCATAATTTCACAAGTTCTTCTTCCGGTCAAAAATATAATAGATAATCCTAGTTCATACATTGTAAACTGCAGTGGATTGTCTATGACAAAACGACAATGCGACAATATTTTTTCTCCATTCACAATAATCTTTTTATAATTCGAAACTAATTTAATATTTTTCGACAATTTTTTACATTCTTTTAGTTCATTGTTACTAATGGAAAGTTTGAAAACATTTTCTGGCATTCTTCTAGGTAGTTTTTTAAGTTGTTTATAAACTTCAATATGTTTAGGATTTTCTATATATTTTATTCCATACCATGGTCCTTTTCCTACTTCTCTGTTTGTTACATATCTTATCCACTCTTGTATTTCTGTGTTATGTTCATCTATTATTTTTTGTAGTTGTAACTCAAATTCTTCTGAGTCTTTTCCGTCGTACAACTTCCTAACAATTCCTGTCTTAACTCTCATACACCTTACAGTTTTATATTTTTTTCGCATGTCTAAAAGTACGGCTTCGTAAGATTCATTTTCTAGGCGTTTTGCACAAGAAACTAAAAATTCCATTTTTAATATAAAAATTAAAAAAAAATTTTTGATGTACCAGTTAATAATTTTATCAATATTCTTCACCTTCTTCTTCGTCTTCATTAAAAGTTTCAAGAATCATTTGTGCAAACACTCTATTCGTTTCCGATAATTCTTCAATCTTTTCTCTAAATTCACTTACAGCATTCTTTCTATCTTCCAAAGACTTTATAACTTTTTCCAATGGAACAATTTCACCTTTTACATACGCTGTGAATTCACGTAACTTATCTCTTGCTACTTTTGATTCAAAACCTGTACTATTGGCGAATTTACTTAGTAAAGTGTCCCAATCTTGTTTTACTTTTTTGATTTGTACCCAGGAACTACCGATTTTTCCTAATTTACTATAAGACTCTATTGAACTTGTGTGTATTAAAGCTTTTACATATTTTAAACCACGTTCTAAATTTTGTTTTTCATCTCTCATTTCTCCTAAGGATTTTGTCATGGGTACTTTTTCTTCTTCTTCTTCAGCATAACTTCGAGTAGTTATGTTAGAATGCTGACCCATACTTAGAAGCTTTTTCATTGCTGCGTTTGACTTATCCGAATGCTTTGTACTCATCACGGAGGGGCTTGTTTGCATTCTTTTGGTGACTGGTGTTTTAGGATTTATTGTATTAGTAGGAGGAGATACAGAAGCCACTGATTCTATATTTGTCATATCAAGTATCATTTTCTTAGCTTCTAAATGCGTTTCGGTCATCATGTCCCAACTATTTCTAATATTGACTAACGTAAACAAAAACTTAACTCTTTCGTAATAAGATGCCAATGTTCTTTCATTGGATGGATTTTTATAACGATCATATGGAAACACATTCAATTCTTTTTGAATAGCAGCATTCAACAAATTGTTTTCTTTTTCGGAAGGTATATCGGTGACCATATTACCATCAGTAGTTATTACACCTTCATGTTTCAAGAATCTAACTAATGATGGGACGGATTCCGCTACATTTCTATGGAGTTGTTTTTGCTGTCCTTCTGAAATAGTAGCTTCCGATATAATGCTATTAATTATTTCTAATAACGTTTGATCAAAGTTTATGCTATTATTCGAATTCTTATCCTTATGCTTCTTAAGAGAATCTACTATTTGTATTTCGGACTCCTTATAAGTGGCAATAACATCGTTTAAATCTTTAATGGGAAGACTTTTCAATATTGAAACATCACGAACCAGTTTCCCCATACACTCTGCTAATGCAACTGTGTAACTACGGTCTTCTATTAGACTTAAAACTTTTGCTGCGTTAGCTGATAAAGATTCAGTTGGAGGTTCTGGACTTGTTGATGATGATCCCGGATCATCAGCTCTATAGTCTGGGAAACTAAAAGTTCCACCGTACATGGTAGCATCTATACCATTCGAATTTCTAAATGTTACATTCATATTTAAGACATCATGTTGCTCGATGGAATTCGATTTAATAGGGTCTATTCGTTCGAATCCTATATGGCTAAAAATAGGTGGTACTACTTGAACATTTGATGGAATATTTTTTTGCAAGATTTCTTCAATAAATGATATATTTTGACCTACTTTTATCAATGGTTTTACAGATTCAATAGATCTATAGAGTTCTTCTAAATATGCGGAGGATTCTTCAGTTTTAGGCACACATACTGATACATCAGAGCAAAGTCCGCTTTTGGATTGTAAACCCGAACGGTATTGGACGAATGAACCTTTGTCAACATTTTGATAAAAACATTTTTGGTTGTTTGAATCTGCAGTTCCTCTAAAGTTGGATTCCCCATTTATAATGTTATTTTTAGTAACAAGTGCAAGGTTTGAAAGTTCTTGTTTTTCGATTTCTGATTTTTGTCTTCTTATCAAGTTTAGTAATTCACTCCCGTCTTGACAATGTTTGGGAACCGTAAGTGGTATTTGGTCGCTTCGCATGTCTACAAATACAGATCTATAAGCATTCATTAAATTTTCCACATTTTTACGCTCACTGTACGGCAATGATAGTTTTCTTTTTACATTCCCATCATCCGTCATTTCGAGGATACCGTATGAATTTACATTGTCATTTTCAGAAACGCATCTGTAACTTGGGTCGATTTTATTTTTATGTCCTCTTACTACAAGAAGCATGTTTTGATTTTTCTTTGTAGTACCAAATAAAAAAAAAATAAAATTTTTGTTTCACCAAAATCTACCAGGTAGTTCACTATGAGTTTCAAGTTTAGGTAGATCTATTGTTTTATTTTTGCAACTTTCAGAACTAAATCTGTGATTAGAATTTATTCTTGAGTCAATTAGTTGTTTATAACTTACTGCGTACTTTTTCATGTTTGAATGCAACTTTTCGCGGTCGTATTCAGGTTTTATTCTTTTTAGTATTTCTTTTATTTCTGTGTTTAGTTGAATCCTTGTATTAAGTTCTGTTGAAATATAATATAAGAAATCTCTTTCCTGTGGTTTATATAATGTCTTGTTAAAAAACATGCCATCAATTTGTTCATGTGATATGGACTGTCTATCTAAAAACGTATTCATTTATATAGTTAAACAAAATAATAAATGTTGTTATTATGTAAAAAATTGAACAAGTGTTAAACTGAACACACAAAACAAAAACGAAAATAAAGAGTATAAAAACATAGAGTTTGATAAATCCTTAATCTTTATATTTTTTTTGAGATCCAATACTATAGAACAAGAGTGGTTTATTTTCAAAGAAGCTGTTATTATCTTAAAGGGACACGTTAGTTCCTTTGAATTGCTAAAATCTACAAATTTTTCCTCGAGCAATTTTCTTCGTAATGATGGATTAGTAATTGTAAAAACATCTTCAGATTTTTTATCTTCTATAGAATCGGGTATGTTATCTTTATCGTTTGAAATAGTACTAAACTCATTGTTTGTTGTGTACTCACTATTAGGTAAATCATCTATTATATTTTCAATATACAAATTAGTTTCTTCTTCATTATTTGGAGAAATCAATTTTGAGTTAGTTTGAAACTCTTTCAGGACATTTTTCAAGTCTTCTGTATTTGCTCTTCCATTTATACTTGTTGCACCTTCAATTGCATTCAAGTTTCTTTCATTTATAAACAAATTACTTAAAAAAATCGCTTGTTCATTACTTAGTTTAACATTTGAAAGGTTTTCGACAATTTGTTTCAATATGTCTGTCATAGTGTTTGTAGAATTTTTTTTTCCTAAAAATAAACCTTTTAATAAAGTTTCATTTTTATTTTGCGCACAAACTTCTAACATATTACACGGGTACAAGTTTATAGGTGAAATATTTAAGTTGCAATATCTTGTTATATAGTTACTTGGTTTTGATGAAAAATTATCAACTACATTGTTTAAGTTTCCAATTAAGACCGATCCAAACAATGAAACTGACCCAAGAAGCCACGAAAAGCATATAACCAAAGTAAAAAAACAGAAAAACCCTCTTTTTTTAGAACTTTTAGTGAATGAAAAGTATAGTATTGAAATTGGAATTAGTATTGTTTGGAAAGCCACAAGAAACAAACTATAAATATATGATATATACGTGTTCCAACTATTTAAAAGTTTCAAATAAGGTAGTACTGCGTCAATAATGTTAAATTTTACATTAATGTTAACACAGTTGAAAGAATTTATTTTATTAACTAAGTTTGTAAATAGTATTGAGTTTTCGGAAATAAAGTTTTCTAAATGACACATTGAGGACTTTAAACTGATAAAAATGTTGTAGGATGATAAAAACAACAGTGATATTATAACTGACAAAAACAAGTTTATTCCCAAGAATACGGAGGATTTATTTTGTTCTACAAGTTTAAGGCTACATTTATTTTTTGACGTACTTACTAGAATAGGTATGAAAATTATAAAAACTAGCGGAATAAGTGAAGGAATGAGAGTCAACAAATAGTCTGTTAATATTTTGGTCGTAAAACTATTGCTTGTAAATGAGTTTATAAGATTGTCTAGAGGTTTTGAGTTTATGTTTAATATACCTGTATTAAAATTTAAAATCGTTTGTGAGTCGCACATTTTTAGATTTACATAATATTTTTTTTTAAATACTACTAAACAATGAACTGCACAGACTTTGATAATATATATAAAAATATTGTTTCACAAGTTTCTTATTCTAGTAATTCTTTTTGGTTAATAGTTGTATCTACTCTATCAATAACTTCAGTATTGTTAATTTTATACGGAGAAAAACTCATGAAACCATCAGTTGCGTTTATTTCTTTATTACTGGGTACATTGCTTGGATATATCGCAGTTAGTGAAATTGGGGATGTGAAATGTAACATAAAATTAGCTGTTTCGGGAATAATTGGTTTAGTATTATGTATTTTAGTTATTTGTATATTAAATGTTGCACTTTTTGTAATAGGAGCTGCTGCATTTGGAGGATTCTTTCACCATTTATTTTATGTTGTTCCTGATAACTTATGGCCAGTCGTATTTTCTGAAAACAACACTCAAACTTTATATTGGATTATAATTAGCGGTGCAAGTGTTTTAGGTGCGTTTTTATCATTTGTAACAAAGAAAAGGTTTTTGCGAATAGCAACGTCTATGATAGGGGGGTCTGGTATTTCCTTGAGTCTTTCTTTAGTATTTGATAAATTAACCGACCCACCTGTTGTTATTCATTCTGAAATACTTTTATCAATCTCTTTAGTCTGTACATTTTTGGGTATATATGTTCAAAACTATAGTGCACGCAAAGCAAAAAAACGTACCGACGAAAAAAAAAGAAAAGATATTGAAAAAGTCGTTAAACAATTTAATACATCCAATACGAATTCAGATAAAATACTCAAGGATTTTAGTAAATTTAGTAATAGTAACAAAAGTAATAAAAAAAATAATATATTTGAAAGTTCTAAAGGTTATGATGAGCCATGACGAACACATTTTATTTGTAAAGTTCCATGAAACATCCGACACAAATCATATGTTTAGGACTGACACTGTTTCGCACCACTTTTACAACAGGTGTGACGTTATTTTAGTTTTTTTTTCGACTCACGACAATGCCCTCCATGAACATTACAACTCCAAACGGGAAGGCCTTTATTAGTGAAAGAATCATTGGTAAAGGAACTCAGGGAACCGCATACTTGGTAAAAGATAAAAAGGGTTTCAAGTTTGTTTTGAAAGAAATATCATTGACAAATAGTATAGTAAAACAACAGGCTATCCGCGAAATAGAAGCAATGCGAGAATCGTGTCAACATGAAAACATCATTAATTATTATGAATCGTTTTCGTTAAACCGTTATTTGTACATTGTTATGGAATATGCACACAATAGTTCATTGGATAAAATTATAAAAGAACATGCATCAAGAAGTGAATATTTTAGCCAAGCTCAAATAGTCCACTACATGTCTGAAATATCAGCTGCTTTAAACTACTGTCATTCGAAAAAAATGATACACCGAGATGTAAAACCCGGAAACATTCTTTTGACACAAGTTGGTAAAATAAAGCTTACAGATTTTGGACTTGCAAAAACTTTAGCAGTAGAAGAAATTTGTCAAACTTTTTTAGGAACTCCATTATATATGTGTCCAGAAGTATTAAAAGGAATGTCTTATTCTTATAAGGCAGACATATGGTCTTGTGGAGTAGTCATGTTTGAGCTTATGGGTTTGGATGCACCTTGGTTTTTGCTTGGTAACAAGCCTTCAAGTATTGCTGAATTGAAAAATATAATAATCAACGACAGTCCCGATTTTAGTTTGTTAGAAAAGTTGGGATATAAAAAGAACTTGGTCAAAGTTGTTAAATGGATGCTTCAGAAGAATCAAAACAAAAGAGCGACTGCTTCTGATATACTAGAATCTATAGAAGTCAAATCTCCACCTACTTTTAGCGAAACTATCAATGATCCTACTCAAAATTATGGTTTGCCCAAAATATCGAATAACTATTTGTTTGATAAAAAAACAGACTACATCAAACAGTATACAGCAAATCAAGAAAGTGCTGCTTTGTGTATTCAAAAATCTCTAAGAAATTCTCTAAAATATAAAGAAAAAGAAGTCTGTGTACCAGGAAGGTATTATACTAAATATGAAGAAGAAAAAATAACTCAAATACAAAATGAACTTAGAAAGTCTTTAAGGCGTCGTAACGACAATCGAGTTTCTGACTTCAAAAAGTTTAATCCACCAAATTATATTCCTCCAAATTTACCTAAGATGGTTCCTATTCCAAAAGATGGTGTGTCTAAAAAAGTTGACTCGAATGATCTTCCGAATGTTAACAAGAACAGACAAATTTATGCTACACCAATTTACAATAATAATTTGAAAGACAAAAATTTGAACAATCGTTCATATAAACAACTACTGGAAGATAAGTATAAAGAGTCAAAACTTTCAAAGCCTCCTTCTCGAGAAAAGTTTGTAAACTTGAACCCAAGGATAGAAGCTCTTGCAACTCCTAGAAATATTTGTAAGCCACAGTATTATGATCGTAAAGATACGCGACCTCCTTGGTCTGGTGGTAAGTACAAGTAGTTAACACCTGTCATAAGGAGTTGTAAGTGTTTCAAAATTAGAATTTAAAAACTCAATTTTATCAAACACAATGTAAAAATTTTGAGTGTTTGTAGTGTTGAACGTCATAAAAAGTTTTGCAGGAATGTCAAAGTTTTGTATGTTACTAAAATCTAATAGTATCATACTCAAATTTTTGTAAGTTGATATTTTTGTAGTATTCGAAAATTCATTATTTTGTAAAAACCCAATGTCCAAACCTTTACTACTTACTCTTGGGTGAACTTGTTCATTTTTGTAAAAACTACCTCTTAAATTTAAATATTTGGTACTTTTGGGAATTATGAACTCACCACTTACAAAATATACAAACGGGTTAGAAGATGCACTGTTTGATATTTTCATATAGTTTCCTTGAAATATATTAGAATTGTCTCTTGCATTTACATTTGTAAATTCAAGTTTGTCGTTTTTGAAAGATCCATTAGTCACAACTGCGTTTTCAGAACTTTGTTCATAGTCTATTTCCCATCCTTTTGGAAGGGTTCCATTTGATTCATTAAAAAATGAAAATGAAACACACTGACGTTCTGAATTACATCTAACTCCACAATCAAAACAATCCCTTCCTTTTGAACATCTTGATGTTAATGAACCATAATCTCCATCATCACATACACCATCATTTACATAACCTAAACAGTCGTTTTCGCATAGAAATGTACCAAGACATGGTAAAGACGGACTTGGTGGAGAAAACGGTTGAGACGCAAGAGGAGTACTGGGTGGGTAATAGTCACAATATGGATCACAATCGTTACAATCAGAACCTTTTAGACATGCGGGTTCATTTTTTGTTATTTTATACAAAACACCGGAAACATTCCTTAAAACTTGTGAAACTCCTTGTACATTTTCGTCACAATAACCATCATTTGTAACATTTTTTACTTGAGTTTCATTGATTGAAAAACCATTGTTTGTATTATTGTAATTTAGAATATCTACTTTTCTAGAACAGTTGTTATTACACACATAGTTACATTTATGTGACAATAGTGGTGGTGGTGGTGGTAGAGGTCGTGGCGGTGGGGGTGAATATTTTTCATTAATACATCTGTTTCCACAGTCTGCACAGTCTGTTCCTAGTGTACATGAGTCGAATTCATATCCTGGTCCTCCATCATCACATACTCCATCATTTATGAATGTATTTTTGTTATCACAAGTGTTTAAACAAACTACTGTACATGGTACAGAAGAAGGCGGTGGGTAGTTTGGTGGTGAAATTGAAGAAGGGTCTATACATCTTGGACCACAATCATTGCAGTCATGACCTATTTCGCACAACTTTTCATCATCAGAGTATAATGTATATTCACCTCCATCTTCACACCTTCCATTTTTGTTTGATTTATGTAACGTGGAAAAGTAATTTCTAACCAAACTATTTGAAGTTTCACTAGTGACACAAGTATTCTGACAAATTTTGCTTGTACAATTTTGACTATCCGTCATTCCTGAACATTTTCTAAAGGAATTTATTGATGGATCAAATATTATGTTAACATCCTTCTTACAATCATGAGTATAACTGTTATCCGAATTCCAAATAGGACAACAATTCTCATCTGTTTTACATTCACAATCAAACCAATTTTTAATAAATCCCTTTATGGTAGTATTTTCTAATTTAACATTACTTCTATAACAAAAAGTTTTTGAATTGTTAACACGGTTTGTGAATATAATTTTTTTTATAGATTTGTTTGTTTCAAATAATGTTATGTTGGCATCTTTTTCATAGTCCACTACTAAATCATTAAAGTATTTTGAATTTAAAAACAAGTTGACAAGAGTGTCATCATAAATATCAAGCGCATGTGTTGGTAGTTTAATATTTTCTGTTTTGTTTTGAACTATATCAGTCGAGTATTCGGAAGTGTTTAAAACAACTAATATTCCATCATTTTTTACAGGAGTATGTCCTCCGTAAACTAAACTTCCATCGCGTAATACTTTCAATCTATAACCTATTATATAACTTATACTGTCTTCAGCGCGTTGGTACATTTCATTCATAATAAATGCATTATACGGAGATGCTATACCGTTGTAATGTATATTGCAATAATTGTACGCATTTTCATAACTATCAAATGTAATATTTGGAGAAACAATATTGTATATACTGTTAGAGTTTATTGAAAGGGAGTTTGTTGAGGTTTCTACTACGGGAGGTGGAAGGTTAGGTGTTGGTGGAGGTCTTGGATTGAAGTACCCAGAAGACCTAAAATAACATTGTATATTTGACAGGTCACATTCCTTTTTTATACTGTTTATGAATGTTTCTTGAAAAGTTGACGAAACAGAACGTGATTCAACAAAGGATGTAAAAATCATTTTATTTTGTAATTTATCATAATAACAAATTTTGGAAGTTTGGTCACTTGGTTGCAGGGTACTTGCTTCAGGTGGTACAGGTTGAATAAGTGTGTTTTTTTCATTCGAAACTTCGAGGCAGTCTAAATAGCTTGGAAAATTATTTAAATCTACGGGTAATTTTGAAATTATAAGCGGTTTTTCAGTTGAATAAAGAAACGGTGGTAAATTGGGTGGACGTATTTCATTTTTTATAGTATTATTTGTACGGTTATCGTAATATGATACACTTGGTGTGGTATTAGAAAAGAATATAAAATAAACAGACGCTATTGACAATGGAAAGGAACCGAATGTTATTATTCTTTTAACAACACTTTTGTAACGATTTGTAACTGTTTTCGGAATACTACTTTTTATAGTTTGGTATTTGCTCATTTAGTTTTAATTTATTATTACGTATGGAAAAAAGTTACCAAAGTTTACATTCTTTTTTTTGTTGTTGTTAATGTAAAGGAAGATCTTCTTTTTTAATGACGATAGATTGTTACGACGATGAATGCGTAATTTGTTATAACACTACTAGTAACAAGATAAAGCCTTGTATGCATACTGTTTGTAAAGATTGTTGTCAATCATGGTACTACTCAAGCGGTAATCTTCTGTGTCCATACTGCAGGCAAACTATTTTATGTTTTGGAAAGACAAACATTGAAGTTGATAAGTACAACATATGTCTCCACGCACCCTCGCCATCTAAACATTATGGTATAACGCTTTGTTCTATGAAAGATGGAGTTATGGTTACGAAACTTAACAAGAATGACTGTGCATATAAAGGAGGACTAAAAATTGGATTTATAATAACGCACATAAACGACATCCCAATAAAATGTCACGAAAATGCAATTTCAATGTTCAGGAGTAGTAAAATTTTCGGTTCTGATTTATTTCTCAAAACTAAAAAAACATCAACTTTTTCTGGATTCCTTAGAAAGTATCAATTTTATCTAAATTTATACTAGAATGTTTTTGTTTTCTGAAATATATGTCACAAACCATGGTGAGTTTTCATCATCATTTAATGGTGCATATGATGCATCTAGATATACATGTCCCGGATTTTTGGGGTCTCCTGACCATTTTTCTCTTTCTACAATACATTTGTTTGAGTGTGTTGTAACACATGACATGTCTTGTGGAACATTTTTAGGAACATGTTCTTTGCCCCAGGAATTTCGAATAATCCAGTATCTTTTATTATTTTTGTGTACCCATCCTATGACTGTAACTGCATGATTTATTTTTAGAATTTCATTAGATGTTATAAAGCCATGTTCATCATTTTTTTTTAACAATGCTCCCGATATGGATAATAATACGGGTCCATTTTTCAAAATTTCTTCTTCTACTAATGAAGTAGGCGTTATACGTCTTGAGTTCTCGATACTTATTTTTGTGTTTGTTGTGTCATTCGAAGTAATAATTTCAGGATGTCCCATCCATTTTGTTTTTCTTAAATCAAACATAAGTGGTACGTTTTTGTTTTCAATTGCATTAAGTAAATTAAGAGGTATACCTCCTTTACATGAATTCCAACCTCGAGTGTATGGACCTTTGTGTTTTTGATAATGATTGAGCATTGATTGAAGATCTATAACAACCCATGGTGACATACGTGTGTTTATGTTTTTTTTACCTAAAGATACATGTAATCTATCTTGAATCATTTGAAGTGTTGCGACCATGTAACAACAACCACACCACTTTGTTTTATGTTGATTTATAGGCACACTTGCATAATTACCAGCTGCTATTTCTGTATTTGTTAATTTTTCATAAATCTCTGGGTTTACACGTTGCCACGAAAAGTCATATTGTACGTCGTATACTTTCATGGAAGAAATATACTTGATTGTATTGTATTTTCTTACTTTTATTCTTCTTTTCTGATATACTACAATTACTAAAAGTAAAACTAAAAATAGAGTTTCATCTTTCAAATACATTTACTATTACAAAACTTTTTAATTAAAACGTTTTGTGCTTTAATTAAAAGTCCTAGAGTTTCAAAGTCTTAGAGTTTTAAAGTATCAAAATAAAATCGAATACGACATTTAAAAACTAAAGAAACAACATTCCTCTACTCCAGAGACCAGAAACCCTTCAAACCAAAGCTTGCACAACAGTGACTCCAGTATTCATGAGTTTTTACATGCACACAATCAGTCTTAATTAACTTAATAAATAAAAATGATGCAATACAGAATAACAACAAGTTTTTATAAGATTTTAGATTTAATCGTAATAATGAAGGATCGAGTGGATATGGAGTTTAGTATCATCATACTCCTGGATCTGGTTATTTATTAAACCACGCAATGTGTTTTTTAGATAAAATTACATTTGTAATAAACTAAAAAAAAATTAGAATATTTTTTTAGTAATGAAGAACAGTTTAAACTTCTTCAAATTGTTAGACAAGAAGTTTCAAATATTTTGGTTTATGATGTAGTAGTTTTACATAAAGGTTTTTAGTTATTTTGAAAGTATTACACCTACAACAATTAAAGTTATGGATAATAATTGTTTTGCTGTTACGTTTATTTTTTGTTTTATAATGGACTCTAGTACAAGTGTAGTAATAATGTTTAATGTTAGTATAGACGACGTAACTGCTATATTATTACTATTGTCATATGTAACTTGTAACATAGTTTGTGTTAAAATATTTAAAAACGAGTAGATACATATATATTTGGTTTCATTTTTTGTCAATTTTGAAATGTTGTTATTCGTAAATGGTATTATAAAGCTTGCTAAAATTCCACATATTACAGGAGAAATTAATGATACGTCATATATGTTTGCGGTGGATGGTATTTTTTTAAACATTATATTTTTTATAGAAATTATGATACATGTTACTATTTCCAACAACATTTATACTAATCAATATTATTTTTCATATTCGTCATGACTTCTAAAATCGTTAATTATGTCCTATTATTTTTTGACAAGTACTTATACAGGTTGTCAATCTATAATTCCACATATTTAAAAAACGTCTCCATCACTTTTCTGTTCTAATAATATGTCCCTATACGTAATTTGAATTTTTTCATACACTCGCAACGAGTTTAACAATTCAATTTCTTTACAAATTCTTTCAAGTTTTTGTTTATAATAATTTCTTTTGAATGCCATTAATGCTTCGTTTTGACGTTTTAGTTTTAAATGTACTTTAAATCTGAACTTCGTTTGAATAAATACTACATTTTTTATTTTATCTTCATCATAAGCTTCTTCATTAAACAATAGTTTCGGTGTCTGTTTATTATGTATTTCATGTTTGTTATTTCCTCCAAGCAAAAACATTTTGGAAATAGTTCCCCTTTCGAAGCACAAACTAAACGCCCACATTTGTTTTTAATTATTTTTTTTAGTTTAATGTTATTAACCGCATACTCTAGTACTCTATAACTAAATACTCTAAGACTATAGTATCACCTAGACACTCTTGTATTGTCATGTTCCATCATGTATATTAACAAACAGTTTTGCAGTTTTATTTTCATTCTTTTAACAAATATGATAGAAGAATCATTAATAATATTATTGTTAATTTTAACGCTAAAAAAAATTAGTTTACTTACAGGAATAATTTGTTTTATAGTTGTGTCCGTGTATATACGTAACAAATTTTCTACCACCATCAAGTTTCATATGGTAAAAGACGAAAATGATATGAATGAAGCTATTATTTTAGAAGCTATACTAAATGAAAAGTACAACACTTTGTTTATGTTAGACACGGGATATGCAGGACCTCCTGTTCTATCGTCTTCTTATTTGCATATACAACACAAATGCTCATACGGTTCGGTTTTACAAAGATATAGAAAGTCATTAAAATTGATAAGAAAAGGAATTTCTGAAGATGATAGAAATAATTCTATAAACAAACTTATAATGGACGGAAAGTGTCAAAGTTTTACATCAGGATGCACCATGAAACTAGTTGGGATAGGAAGTGTTGTCGAACAACAAGCCGACATGCTTTTATGTCCAATGATTTCTTTTAAAAACTCATTTGGATTTTATGTTAAGACAAAAAATTCGCAAAAAGTAGACGCAGATGTATTAGTATCAAATCCTTTACCAACAAGCGTAAATATATTGACGTGTGATTATTTAATGCATTCTCTACCCGTTTTGATAGATATGAAAAATGAATTGTTGACATTAAATATGACAAATCTTCATTTATTATCGGAAGAAGGAACATTTATACACATTCCTTTGAAAACAATCGGAGGTGCACCCGTAATACCTATTGTTTTAGGCGGAGTTGAATTAGAAGTTACTGTCGATACAGGTGCACCCGGTCCTGTTTGTCTTGGGAAAAATTCTGCTTCCAAACTTGAAAAGTGTTGGAAATCTAAAAATAGTAAAAAAATATTACAAAAAGGAGTAAATGGTGAAAAAATATGTTCTGACATATACTATTCTAGTTTGACAATTTCAAACATACATTTTGATTCTGTCGGTGTCTTTTCTAATAACAAAAACGTTGAAGATGTAGACGGTTATATAGGACTCGGTGTTTTGAGATCTCTTAATTTACTTTTTCTTCCAAATAGTATTGGTATAAAAAAATCTGGTCTGGATCCCCGTCAGTCTTTTAATTTTGCGTCCAACGGTGATTGTGGAGAAGGTACTTTGACTTGTCTTACAAAAAAATAATATAAAAAATAGTAACTATACTATACAGTATTTACATTAAATATTCTACTATTTAGATTCCGTATCAATTTTTTCATGGGTATTCTTCCATAAATCATTTAAGAACTTATATATTACATGTGAAATATAGTATGTTCCTACTATATTTGCCTGGCATTTTTCATTTTCATTGGTTACTGGTAGAAAAGCACTTCCATTTTTTTCGTAAACACATTTTACTATGTCATACAAACTATGTTCTTCCATGGAAGAATTCAAAGTGTTAAAAAGTTTTACTCTTACTGCATTTTTAGCCCACGTTTTTTTACCCATAGTAATATCTGAGTTGAATTTTACCAAATATAGTACATTGGATGCACGTTTGCTTAGATTTTCACACCACCACTCTCCATATTTTTTATTATTTTCCGAAACTATGCTATCTTTGTTTGTTTCTTGAGTAGAATCACCCCATTTTTCTTTGTTTTGCACAGGTTTAAGTGTAGTCATTTTCTTGGCTTCGACTTTTTTTACTAAATTATAAAATTCTGATTCAGTGAACGTAAATTAATATAATATAACTTATAAATAATGCCCCCAACTATAGATAATACGAAATCTAATGAGAAAAAAAATTCAAATGTTCCAAACTGGAATGGTGCACAACAGCTTAGTAAACTTGTGTGAGGTAGAACAAAAAGTAAAGAAACCAAAGGTTCACAAATAAAAATAAAAAAACTATGATAAATAATTAATATATTAAAATATTATTATACAGTTCTTTACATGACTACATTTTTTTAAAAACATGAAACTTGTACGAGAAAAGAACATTTACTGAGGAGAATTCGGTCTAAACTTTACTCTTTTTCTAACAGGACTTTCGTTTTCATTCCTTTCTTCATTTTTGTCTAGAAATGGCAAACATGAATCACAATCCATTACATCTTCAAATGGCTTCTGAATGTTTTCGACATTAGATACTTCTGTATGTTTGTCGTATACATATTCTATAGATTCCATTGGTACATCTTCTATATGAGATCTTACTGTAGATCTCATTATATTTTTTTTGGGTTGTTTTTTTGAATTGTCCAAGTTTCGTACATCTAAACATTTAGTATTGAACAAAATGTCACAACAACCAGATCCTATATTTGCAAGTTTTCCAGTCATAATTGACGTACTAACTCCTTTTGCGTTATCTACTTCACCAAATGTTGCAGCTTCACATAAGATATCAGGTGTTTCTTCGAATGAACATTTTCCAAATGGACCAGTAGTGCTTCTGTTTATACCATGTCTATTTAGAGCCATTAAGTTACCACTTTTACACATTGTATTTACAAGCATTGATAAATTTCGTGGATCAATATAAGTTCCATCAAATGAAACAACAGTGTTAAGTTGTTCAAAAAGTTGGGCACATGTATACTCTAGTCCATTCAGTTTATAAACTTCTGTAATATCATTTGTCGTAGTTTTATTCCAGTCCACACACGGAGAAGAACATATGTCATTAACACAACATCCTATAGTGTTAATTACATATTCCTTTTCGTGTACAATATCACCATTTTCATCTAAAGATTGTTTGTCCACTTCAACACAAGTTGCAGATTGTACACGAGGATGTCCCGATATAGCCATAGTTTCTATGAAGACACTTATTACTCGATGACACAAAACGACTTCTCTATCAGATGACATTCCTATTGCTTGCATCATTTCTGATACTCTAGCAAATCGTATTCTTATTACCCAGTTTTCACTATTCACTTCAGATCCCAATATATGAGCTCTATCACCAAGTCTTTGCTTTAATAAATCTTTTATCATAACTGGTGTCAAACATCTAATTTTCATAATACTTTTGTTCAACATTAGTCTCACCACATAGGAAGATGAAGTTGGTTCTACAATATTCCCAAATATTTCTTTATCAAATTCGACCATCCATTTATCCTCTTCTATTATAGTAGAACTGAAATCTTCATCTTTTATTATTTCTGTTTTTGATATTACATCACCGAGTCTAGTTAACGTAAGTGTATTTGCAAAGTAAGTTACAAATTCTTCAGACTTAGAAAATGGTTTCTTAAACTTTATGATAGTACTTGGTGTTTTAGGGTTTTTTGTGACATCTAGTAGCTCTTTCAATCTTGGAATTCCCAAAGTAACATTTTTAAAACCGATTCCTGCAGAATGAAAAGTATTGAGTGTCATTTGTGTCGCAGGTTCTCCAACTGACTGAGCGGCTATAGATCCAACCATCTCTCCCGCATTTATTCTGGCATGTTTTATCCTTGTTTTAATAGTTTTGATAAGATTTTTGAAGCTATCTATATCTACATTTTTCATTTCTTTGCAATTAAATGAATCTATAATGGCTGCTCTTAGAGAATTTGTGGTGCAATCGAGTAACAATTTTATGACTTCTTCATGCGCTATTTTTTCACCCACTTGTCTTGCAGAATCTTCAGTGTAAACTAAGTTTTGTTTAAGTCTTTTGGTACTGAAAGGTAACAGAACTCTATTGTCTAGTTCTGTAACAATTGTCAATATTTTAGTACTTAAAAGTTCATTTCTTGCAGTTAATGCAATTCCAAATTCTACATCGTTTAAACGATTCTTGATTGATTTGACCTTTTCAGTAAGTATCCCAAGTTTAACTCTTTCTAACTTTGAAGCATCAAATCCATCTCCACCCCATGCAAAGTCTACAATTTCATCATTTGCATCTCTTACTGTCCCATCGTAATTCACTTTATTATCTTCCATTGCTTTTATTTGCCTTCTTTGAATATATCCAGTTACTGAAGTTTTTACAGCGGTATCTACCAAACCTTCTCTTCCACCCATTGAGTGATAATAAAACTCAGAAGGTGTAAGTCCCAATGCATAAGAATTGTGAACGAATCCCTGAGAAGATAAAGTATTTTCACCGGGCATGAAACATGGCAATGTTCGAGACCCCTTTTCTGCTTTAATTCTTCCTCCTTCAACGGACTGTTGTCCAACTGTACCACATATTTGTGACAGATTGATTGGAGTTCCTTTACTTCCACAATTTACCATAGTTCTTATAGAGTTTTCTCCCATATTATCATTGACTATACTTCCAGTCTGCATTAAAGTCTTTGACAATATTCTCATAATTGTAGCTTCTGCATGATTTTTAACATCTTGAGATGTATTTTTGGAACACGTTTCCATCATAATTTCTTCACACAGAGTAGTTGCTTTTTCTAAACGTTCATTTACTTGTTCATGTCCTTTTGCTGATAAAATACAGTCTTTTATTCCAACAGAAAAACCTTTCATAAGTAAGTAAGAGTTTGTCATACGCTGTTCATCACTCATAAACTTTGCAGCAATATCATTTCCAAAGTCCCTGCAACAAATATCTATTATTCCACCAGCAGCACTCCCAAGCATTTTTTTTGTTAGAACTCCAAACAATAATCTCCCTCTTCGAATGAGTACATCACCTTCTTCTATTTGTTCCAGTTCTTTTATATTAGAATTGTCAATTATCAACTTATCGGGCATTAGTATTGAAAATATTTGCTTTCCTGTCCAATATCTTTTCCCATTTACAGTAACTGCAGGAATACCAATATTTTTTTTGTTATGCTTCAACGTTCCACAACATTGACATGCATGTTTATGAGATAAAAAAACACCGTCTTTACTAATTAAATGTCCACCAAGTAAACTATCTTGTACGATTCCAATGACAGGTTTATTAGATTGTGGAGAAATAATTTGTTGTGTTACTGTCATCAACATTGCTGCATCTGCCATAGCACCACATGATTGTGGAACATGAATATTCATCTCATCTCCATCAAAGTCTGCATTGTAACTGGATGTGCATACTAAATTTAGTCTAAATGTAAGACCTTTTACCAATCTTACTCTGTGTGCCATCATACCCATCTTATGTAATGACGGCTGTCTGTTGAAAACTACAATATCATTATTTTTCAAAAATCTTTCAACAGTATCTCCCGGTTTTAAAGAAATAGATTCTATATCTTTACAATATTGAAGTTGAATTATTTTCCCATCTGTAGTTATTATATTTTCAGCTCCATTTATATTATTGTAGCCATTAACAATACGTTTACTAAGTTCTTCTATGTTGTACTCTGTTACTTTTTCAGGAACAGTAAGCATCTTTGCTATTTTTTCAGGAACTCCTACACAATCTATGTCCATATAAGGACAAGGAGAAATTACACTTCTGCTTGAAAAGTCAACTCTTTTCCCCATTAAATTACCTCTTATTCTTCCATCTTTACCTTTGAGTCTATCAATCAACGATTTTATTGGAGCTCCACTTCTTTGTGTAGACTGTTTTTGACCTCTTACAGAATTATTAACTAGTGTAAATACTTCAAACTGAAGTTTCGCCAACTTTTCAGATAATTCATTCGTCATTTTTACTTTTGTCCAGCACATTTCTATAATAGATCTTAACTCTATACATTTCTTGTTTATGTCTTGTAATTTCAACGTTAAATCATTTTGACCCCTTGAGCGACTACCCTCACTTTGCATAATTGCAGGTCTTGTTACAGGTGGAGGCACTACAAGTACAGTTAATATCATATTTTTGGGATGGGAAATTTTAGGTTTAAATCCAATTTTTTCATAATCCTCATCTGGAACATGAGTCAAAATAGATAGTGCCTCTCTTGCAGTAAATGGTTCATTGCAATATTTTTTTTCTTCATCACATTGCCATTCTGTTTCTGCAGGCCATTCTATTTTGATAGATAAAGACTGTCTAATATAATTTGGTTTCATCATTCCACAATGGGGACATTTTTTTTTTAGTTTTAGTATTGAATATATGTAACTAAAACAATTTTTGTTGTTACCATTAGATTCTAAACTAGACAAATCTGCTTCGTTAAAACAAACTCTTGAACAAGAAAAACATATCATTCTTAAAAGTTTCACAGTAGTGTCAAAAAAACTTATATGGTACATTGGATATGGAAGCTCTATATGGCCTATATGTCCTTGACAATTTTTCACATCTTTCATACATGTTCCACATAAAAGTCGTCTATCAACAGTTCCCATGAGTACATCGTTTATTCCACCAGAGTTAGGAAGTCCTCTATAATAAATTGTTGCTTCTGTTATTTTACAAACAGAAGTTCTTCTAATCTCTTCAGGAGAGAGAAGAGAAAATTTAACACATTTAGGGTGAGTTGGCTTGGTATATGATGGTTTGTATACTAACATTTCCGACTTCTTTTCTTATTTTAAACGTATTGTTAAATCTGATTCAGAAGATAGTGTTTAAAATTTTAATTGAAGTTGACAATATTTTTTCAGTTTTTTCTTTTATAGTATTTACTTGTTAGTTTTGTAGGTTTAATAAAAACTACATAAAGTTACATATTTATAATTTGATCAGTTTTGTTAAAAACTTTCGACTCTACTATAATATAGTTAAATATAGCATGGTAAAACTAGTGTGTGATACTTGTGAATTTTCATGCGAACACACGCGTCTTGGTCTTAGATTTGCAATTTTATGGTACAAGTCTAATAAAACAAAAAAAGCGTATTGTAAAGATATAGGTCCTATAAAAACATGTAGTGGAACTATGGAAAGTGGTTTAACGTACGTACAAATACAAAGTGAAGTTAAAAATTTTAAAAAATCTCATTTTTGATAGATTATCTCATTATAAATATAATTTCTAATTATTATACTAAAGTTTACGTATTATTTTACATGCAAGCTTATTTACGTGGCTTAATTGAAATATTTCATATTCAAAACCGTTGGGAAGATCATTTAGTACTTGATCTTCATTTTTTAATTTTTCTGTAAAAACAGACTTGTTCGTATATACAACTTTTTTTACAATTTCATTATTATTGTTACGCCATATTACACTGTAGCCTCTTAGTGAAGTCGAAAATGATAATACTCCAGTTATCGTAAGAAACAGTATATAAATTAATATCATACTATATAAAAAATAACTTTGAATTATACAAAACTGTGTTCTAAATCTGATTTTATTTAAGAAAACAAAGCAGTGTACATTTTATGTACTTTTGTTCTGTAGTTAATAACGTTATTGTCGTTTGGTTCCAAATGATAAAGCGCATCAATGTAAAACTTTGTGTTTAACCAAGTACTTTCCCAAATATCAACACTTCTGTAACCAGCTTGTCTATGTATAGGTATAGGGTATAATGATACAGAAAAAGGAGGAGGATGTATCATTTTTTTTATAAACAATGGAGATTTCGTTATAACAAACAAAAAAAACTGGTTTACTTTTTCATTAATAAAGTTCCAGAGAGTCATCGTCGTCATATAATACGGCAACGAGGATGTTATTCGAAGAAGAAAAATGTGTTAATACTAAGCAAGTAACAGATAAGTACTGTACACTCTATCTTATATTAAATGAACAAACGTTTATGGTTTCTCTTAGTAATATATTAGTTTTGGATAACACTTTTTTCATAGAAAATATTACAAAAAAATTATTTAATTACAAGTGTGATAACAAAATTGACATAAAGTACAACAAGTTAACAAACTTATGGGAAACTGACAATATTTTTTATTGTAATCTAGATGTAGAAGAAGAGCTACGTAAACGTGTGTTTAAGAAAAAAAATATAAAGGATACATTGCTTTATTTTGTAAATGAAAAAACAACTGGTGTTATTTTGAAAAAGGATGGAAGTATTGTGGGTCGTTTCAAATACGAAATTCCTATATAGTAATGTGTTTAAAAGTTTAATATCAAAAATAATTAAACTACATTTTTTTTTAAATTGCTGAAATAAAATTCCGATGCAGGGATTTGAACCCTGGTCGTTCGGGTGAAAGCCGAATATCCTAACCACTAGACTACACCGGATTTGTATATTAAATTATGATCATACATTTTATATAAACGTTGCCACATTTGCACCGACTCTTGTAAATACAATTTACACCCACCACCTTCTCCTTTGAAATTAGGAAAATATTTGTTGTCTTCTCCACCTCCTTCTCCTTCTGTTTCTCTACCTGCAAAAAAATTACAGAGATTCACAAGGTTTCCAAGGAGCTTTGGTCGGAAAGATTTGGTTGGTGCTTAATGTGTAGATGTTTCATGATAATCTTATTTTAATATGGAGTGTCTTAACTTTATTTTTTCATGTTGTATATATTTTTAAGTGTTGCTTCTGGGTTTTTTACTAATGAACTTGCCATTTTGAGAACTTCTATGTTATCTATTCCCATGTTCAACATTGCTGTTTGTGGATCTGTTTTCATTTTTTTTTTCATATTGTTGTTATTTTCTGTAGTACAGCGACTTTCTTTTATTTTATTTTTGAGTTTTTGTTTCAATATTTTTCTATCTACAGCTTCCATACTATTTATTATGTATGGTAAAAAAAATTGAAAGTGTTAAACTCAGCATTTTGAAGAGTCTTGGAGTCTTACAATTATCATATTATATTACACATTGAAGGGTGGAGTCTTAGAGACTTAGAGTCTCAAACAACATTTAGACATTTTTCTAAGTATTCATATAGAAAGATACAATCGTTCAAATATAGAATCTTCTGTAAAAGAATGAATAAATTCTTTATCAACAATTGAAACTTGACTATCCTTTGTTCTTCGCACATTCAGTTCACGATTGCAAGAAAATTTAATTAAAAAATATACATGCTGTCCTTCCGTTAGTATGTGGAGCTCTCTAACAGTACCTACTATATCTTTTATAAAACTAAAACTGTTTAAAAAAAGTAACTTTTGTTTTGAGTTATTTTTGTTTATATATACTTCAATCGATTCACTTTTCAAAACTCCTTTTAAAATTGGTATCAAATAATTTTTGTATTTGTAATGTACAATATTATGTGTTTCCATATTATAATGTTTCAAGTTTATACCTAATATTTCGTGTATGAAACAATTTGTGTTATATTCTATATCGTCGACAAATTTTTTTTTTCTTGTAAAAAACATGTCCTTTACAAAATCTAAAAAAAAAAATAATATCAGTTAAAAAGTAAATGCCGTTTGGAATAAAGTATGAAGAACTTGATGACATAGATTTTATACAAAAAGCAGAACTACTTCATATACTGAATCCACAATCTTTTGAAACAAGAATGAGAAGATACGCTAAAGTGGTAAGAATTCTTCAATTGTTTGGATATTATCGATATTTGGGGCCTCAATTAGCGATGATCAAAAATAATGAACCTAATGTTATATTTTTTAAAAAGAAGAGGTTTAGTGCAGCTGCACTCGATGACATTCCCAAATATATACAATTTGCAGTATTTGTTTACTTGACAAATAATATGGATCCAGATACACCTCTTCCTTACGATATAGGCCTTGAAGTATTCACTGTACTTGGACAAACTTCTATAAAGGTTAAGAGAAGAATAGAGAAAAACCTGATGAAATTTTTATATTTATGTGAATACTATAAAGATGGTAATTATTTAGGACACGAACGGTATCCTCCCATTTATAACTATATAATATGCAACCTTTATTTACCACAACACATAATAGTCGCGCTTTATGGATATTTTGTTATTCCTAAATTAAGAGGCCAACAAATGAGAATGGCAGCTATAAATATTAAGAAAAAAATAAACGCAAATGAAAGAAGAACAAACTTATGGCTTGAACAAGTAAAACGTCAACGTAAAGAGTTAGAAGAAGACATTAAAAAAACAGAAGAAAGGTATGAAAAAGAAGATATAGAACACGAAAAAATTATAAACAGTGGGTTTTAAGAACATTTGTGAACAAAATAAGGTGATACAAAAAAGTTGCACTTTTGACACAATAAAATACAATTTTCGGTTTTGGTATTTTTTTTTTTAATACGCTCAATCGTTTCTCCTTCAGTTTTAACAGAATGACAACTCGGACAAAGAGCCCACATATTTGTGTATTCATCTAACCCCCCTTTCCACAATGGAATTTTGTGATCAATTTCAAAGTTAGAAGGTAAAACTAATAAACACATACCACACGTCCATTTTGAACTTGCAGCTATTCTTTTTTTTTCAGGCCCAGTCAAATATTTTCTTTTCATTAACTTATATACTTAATCGTTTCATAATATTATTAAATTAATAATAAACTGATTAGTTTTTTAATTATAGCTATTTAGGTAAAAATACACTTTCTATACCTTTCGAACCATCTTTTAAACCATTTCTCCATTGCTTATAACCTTTTTTCCATTCTCTCAAGACAATATCAAGATTCTCGACACTTGTTTCGTGAGGTTTATTACATACATGACAAACATTTTCCAGTGTTCCCAAACAATAAAAACATAACTTATGACCACAACTGAGTGATATTAATTTGAGACCTTTTTTACTGCACTTTTGACATTCTGTTGAATACGGCATGTAATATTTGCTCCATGAACAAGAGACATCATTTCCGTACAGATATTTTTCGCAATTTATTTTTTTCAACACAAGTTTTGTGTCTTTTCCATATTTGGGACTGTGAACTATGCATTCCAACTCTAAACGAGTTGAAACTGGTGCAATAATTTGTAAGACACCTATTGGATGATCATAAAACGTTAAAAACTGATATGTTGGTCCATATTTGTTAAATTTTTGGACAGAGTATTTGTTTCTCAAAAATTCCATTGTTTCAAGTTTACAATAACAAGATTTTTGTATATATTTGTGTAAATTACTCGTGTGTAATTTTTTTATAAAACTCTTTAAAACTTGATGACTCGTAAATTCTGTGCCGTTTATTTGAACTACATTTGAAGTTGGCGAAACCCCCATAAAAATCCAACCATCTTGTGTTTCATAACAACAATATCCTATGGAATCACCCTTGCAATCGATACCTTTACCTATAGTTTCATTTTCTCTAAATATAAGTGGATACTGTACATACTGTCCGACTGAAACAAGTGATGTTCTAACTGTACAAATTCTTCCTTTTTTTTCTCTTTCAATAATTGAATTTATTGTCATTGCAGCACATGCTACACCTGCGATAACATCAATCGTTCCCACATGTGCATGTTCTTCCGAATCAATTAACGAACCTCCAAATCTAGACATAATTCCTATACCTGCTTGAACATTGTCATCATAACCTATATAGTTTGCGTATTCACCAGATTCAGTAGAACCACTCCATGCGTCAAAATGAACGAGTATCATATTGGGATTTAATTTACGAATATCTTCACTCGTAAGTTTTAAACGTTCGAGTGCTTCATGTGTGCAGTTAATTGTTAAAATATCGTAATCTTTTATTAGTTTTTCTAATATTTTTCTACCACCTTTACTTTTTATATCGACTAGTATAGATTTTTTTCCAATATTTGTAGGAATCCCGTATATTACGGGTATATCCGGTGCGTAGAGAGGCTTTGGTGAGTCAATTTTCAAAACTTCCGCTCCCATTCTAGCCATCATACAACTAATTGTCGGACCTGCGATCACATTTGTCAAATCTAAAACTTTTAAACCACTCAAACATTTTTCTAATCTGTGTTTATTTTCCTTGATAGGAACGACATGAGTACATTTTTTCCAACCTATTGGACCGACTTTTATTTGTCCGTCTACGTGACTTATTAAACCAGATTCAATAGCATGATCACAGTGTATCCAATCTTCTTTTGATTTCATTGAGATTGCGGGAACAAGTTCTTTACCGAACACATATTCCCACTCTTTCGATGTTCGTTTTAAAAAAGCATTTTTTAAAATTGGATAAATAATTTTAGAATGCTCTTCATGAACATTTCCACATCCTAGTCCATAGTTAAATTTTTCAGAGTATACGTTTACAGGTTTAATTATGTTCAAAACTTGTTCTTCTATGTTCAAAATTTGGAGTGTTCGTTTATGATGATTTATATGCGCAGGACATACCAAATAAAAAAGTTTGCCGTCTTTGCATGTATACTTTCTAAAAAAAGGGTCAAAAAGTTCGTTTAATTTTTCTTTAGAAACAGGATATAAACCTTCACTAATTGTTTTTTTCCTAGAATTCATATAACACTTATCTAATGGAAAAGAAATGCTGTTGTGAACAAGTGCTTCCATCAAAGAAGATGCAAGTGGTACTTCAAAGTATTCGCCGAATCTGTTTGCCCTAATAACACACATTAATACAAAAAATGCATATATTGATCCATAAACTGAAGGTAAAGGTAAAGATGAATAACTCGCTTTTATACCTAACAAAATTCGGTTTAGTCCCATATCACAAAATACACCAGAAGATGCCATTAAAGTTCCATCCCATGCTTTTGTGTTTTCAAATTCTTTGTCATTCTTCGAATAACCTGGCAAACTTATATAAATTATGTTAGGGTTTATACTTTTACAGTATTCAAAATCGAAACTTCTTTTTTTAGATACATTGTTTCCAAAATTTTCTAAAATAATGTCTGTATTTTTCAAAAGATCATTCAGTAAATTTTTTTCGGATGGTAAGTCTAAAGTTTTCTTCTTTTTTCCTTTTTGTAAATCAGAGTACAATAATTTCATATATGTGTCTTCTTCATGTTTACCTTTCGAATGTTTAGGTCTTTCTATACACGTTACATCATAGTCTATGTCTACCAAGTATTTTCCGAGCAATGGTGCTGATAAATAAGTTCCGAATTCCAAAACTTTCATATTTATTATACTTCCTATTTTTAAAAAGGTGTTATAATATAATATGGAAAACAAAACACAATTATGTATTAATGAGAGTCAAAAAAAGTATATACTTAAAAAGTTCGAAGAAGAAAGTTCACAATCTCACCAAAATGTTTGGAAAAAGAGACAATATGCACCCATGAATATTCACAAGGAAGAACTGTGTGATATAAAAAAACAAGTAGAAGAACTGTATCCAGATTACCGAATTCTTTTTGATGTTGTTTTTCAATCTTCTGGAATATCCACAGATTGGCATTGTGATTATGAAAGTTTAGGTCCTTTTATTATAGAAGATAAGTATTGTGCAATAAAAAAAAGTTATTTTACAAGCATTCACTTTAATCTCACACAAGACGGGGGATCACTTACAACACTGCCTTCACCGTATATTTCTTATGTATACTATTTTATAATTTCAACATTTGGAATTTTTAGTATGATTCATGTTTTTGTGAACTATTTGTTTAAACCTATATTTAATGTATATAGTACAAAACATACAAACAAACCAGGTGTAGGAAACCTTTTTGACAATATGAGACTACATTCTGTAACTAATGGCGCACCCCGAATTTCATATGTTATACGTCTTGTTAGAAAAAAATCGGTGTTAATATCGAGTAAATCTATAAGAGAAGGAATTAAAAGATCTGATGCATGTTTAGCATTTGTCCCTCTTTTAGATAGTGTTCCTGAAAATCCAATTTATGCCTGTGACATTGACTGGGAGATTATTTTTAAAGAGTAAATTTTCGAAATGTAAGGTTTAAACGCCTTTTTGTAATTTTAGGCTCCTTGTCGATTCCGTGAAGTATATTAATCGTTTGCATATTGTTCATTATGATAATATCACCATCTTGGAGTCTGATAGATGCAATTCTTACAGGTTTAGGACCTGGTGGGGTTTTTGCCTTTGATTTTGCAAGTTGAGCAGAACGTTCTTGGTTGTTTTGATGTCTGTAAAAAGAAAACTTTCTTCCACAACCAAATGATATTGAAGTAATTGGAACTGAGTTGTCTATAACTTTTTCATTATCCTCATGTGGACCAACACCTGCTTCTCCATCTTTATATGAAGTAATATGACACCCGTTTGTTGCTTCATGTCCATTATCTGACATTATTTCATTTACTATTTTTTTGCAACTTAGTGCAAGTTTGGGTGAGTTTTCGTCAAATCTAATTGTTTTTGTGTTTTGACCAAAGTTATAGTCAACGGGCGAAAGTGTCAATTGGTATCGTTTCAAATATGTACTAGGTCTCAACTTATTTGGAACTCGTTCTAAATTTTCCATTATGTCGAAAAGTTCTGAGACTTCATTTTCATCAAACTTGTACGTGGAATCATTTTTTCGAATTACATCAACGAAACTTTCATCATTGACATTGTAGCGACCCGAAGGGGCATCGTCGTACAACTCATGAAGCATTGTGTGTGTATGTCTATAACCATATGGTAATCGTGTTTGCGTCCTTGATCGCGAATGAACTGTACAGTGATTAAATGTACAGAGTCTACTATAGCATACTTTTTACACTATCTGCATTTCGATATTCTGAATGGTCGATTGTTGTAACATAGAGTCTTGTGGTGTCGATTCTTGCAATGTCGTAAATCGATCTGTGGTAGGTCGAACTCTCAATGAGTTAGAACGTTGACATACAATCTGTACTCTCCATATGATACAACCTATTATAATTCCCAGAAAGATACCTATAATTTGAGTATGATTTAAAATATATGAAACTTCATGTTCATTAAACGTGTGATTTAAATCATTGTTTGATTCAAAATTGTGGCGATCCGAAAAGGCGTCGTCGTATTCATAATTTTTTATATACATTTTAGTAAATGTGGAATGCACTAAAACAATTAAAAACTTTGTACCGTGGATCTTCTAGTAGGCACATTGAAACATTATTGGAAGATACTATAGAAGAGTTTGAAAAGACAAACTTTGATATACCTTCAAAATATAGTCAGGGATATGGTAATTGTTGGGCTATAGTTGGTCAAGAACTATTTAAGGATTTTCTGACATTCTTTTATAAAGGTGACATGAAAAGTGTGGAAAAATTGATTGAAAAAACGTCAGAAGAAGGCATACTATTTGAACTAATTTACTTGACAGATTACGATAATATTACGAAAGTAAGTTTGTTTATAGATTCTGAACAAAAAATGGTATTAGGTTATGGAACAAATGTAACAAAAGGGTATGTATTGTCTACTAATTATAAAAAAAATTTAGAAGAAGAACTTTCAAAGTTGAGTGAAGTAACTTCGGATGCACCTTTGTTGTATTCTTTGAAAAAACGTTTAGAAAATACTTTGAACAACCCGTTGGAAATTAAAAATGTAAGAGTTAGAAATTCACTTGTAATAGATGAAAATGACAATGTTTATGAGGATGCTCTAATATCAAATGTCTTATTTTTAAAAACACAAGTGGGAGGATATTGGAACTTATACTTTAAATCGATGCATGATCTCTCAACAAAAATAGTGCCAACTTTATCAAGTGTAAATGTAGTTGCACAACCAATTGAAATAAATGAAGATGTTATAGAAACTTGTATAAACAATACATATTTTGTCGGTTTTGTGTTTCAAGTTACAAATCATGTTTTTTATATTAGAGTTGTGAAAAACTCTGGCCATACCGTAAAATTTTATTTAAAAGATACGCTTGTACAAGAAATAAACGTTTTTACAGAGGTCGGTAAACTTGTAGAATATTTGAAACTGTACACTACGACAAATGAGTTTGATAGTTTTTTTATATTTTATGCGATTTATTATAGTAGTACAATACCAGAAAGTAGTACAAATAATATTAAAAAGCGTAAACTTCGTGTTTCGAACGAAGATTATGAAAAAATGGAACAAGAAGACGTACACTATAACACTAATTTTGGAGACTTTGTGGAACGATGTGATTCAACTTTATCTATGAAAGAAGGAGAACCACTAGAGTATAAGCATTAGACTCTAAGACTTTGGTAAACCCCCCAAAATAAAATTTAAAAGTTAAATTTTTGTAATAAATTATTGAACTCTGAATATGAATCAAGACATTTGGTATATCATATTACATAATATAAAAAATTTTAGAGATGTGTTATTAGCAAGAAGAATATGCAAAGAATCCAACTACAGTTTCTTCTTACATTGCCAAAAAAAATCGAATGTACATCCGAAAAGAACATTTATAATTCAAAACAGATGTATGTGTTGTGACAGTATTACGGAAAGACATAACACTATTAGATACAATGAAAATCATCCGCCTAGACTGTTATATTTTTGTGACAATTTTGACTGTTTCGCTCAATGTTTAAATAAGTATTTTAAAGATATGAATACTTCAAATACTTATCCATTTTTTTCTTACTCGAACAAAGTAATTATTGTAAAAAGATCAAATGGTAAATATTCACTAGGTAAAATAACAAGCATACCACTTGTGATAATACATGAAAAGTTATACTGTAATGTTATTTTTGAAGAAAATAATGAAACTGTTCCACAAATTAAAAAAGTATATGATTTTGTATTGCAAAAAAATGTCCCGATTTCAGAGCAACTATCAGTAACTCCATACAAGATGTTTTTACCAATGTGGAAAGATACAATTATTGACTGTATTAATAATCTATAGGTACAAATCCTACGTAAGATGCTATAGATTTAAAAAGTTTGTGTAGTTCAAAATCTTTTCGTTGTTTTATTCTAGGTATTTTGTAACGTTTTTTAATTTCTTTTTGTTCCAACATTTTTTGTTTGTAAAGATTAGATACATCTTTAGTATATTGTTTCTCACAAACAGATATTTCCCTGTCTCTTTTTCTTTCTTCAGTAAAAACATGCTTGTTGTATTTTATTATATCTTTATTTATTTCTTGCAAATTTCTATACTTATTACACAATCGTTCTAAACGTTTACTGGACATATTTTGATCAACTATTTCAAAAGCTTGTTCAAAGTGTATTTTTTCTGAATAGTTATTTTGTTCATCTATTAAATCTTCCCTTAAATCACTAAACTCGCACTTGTCACTTATATGTGTTGGGAATGATCTACATGTAGGACATGTTATGTTGCCAGTTTGTATATTTTTCACAATACAGTCTGTATGAAAAGAGTGTCCACATTGTTCAAGAGAATATGAATCTTGTTTTTGTATTTCATCAAAACATATAACACATGTATCTAAAACCATTTTATAAAAATTAAGATAAAAAATTAAACTGATTTTTAATTTAGAAAGTCCCAAATTATATATGTTTTACTATTTTAAAAGTAAAAAGAATGTATAATTATATAAAAAAATTATTTGAAGATAAAACCATAGACACAAGAAGTAATATTAGAGAGTTGAAAGGTATAGGTAGTTATGTGTGTGAAAGACTCCAGTATTCATTAAATGTAAAACGTAACCTTACTATTGACAAATTTTTGAAAAAATTCGAAAGAAAAACATCAAAAGAGATTACTGAAACGTTAAAACTTTCTCTACAAAACAAAAGATCAAATCAATGTGTAGATGTAAAGTACAACTCTTTGAGTTATAAAAAGTACCACACAAGAGATATAAACAAAAAAAGTTATGATGTTTGTATTGCATTGTTAAACTATTCTAAAAGAAATCTTGGATATAACTTAATATTTGGAAGACTTGTGTATACAAAAAAACAGACATTAGATACAAAAGTTTGCGGTTGTTTAACTAAAAGTAAATGTAGTAAATCTAATATATGTGAGTACAAAGATAAAAACTGTATTCCTGTTAACAAAAATACAACCGGTTTTGAAGGATCTGGTAGACCCGGACAAAAAGAAAGTTTTATGAATGAACCACAAAGAAATGATATTATTAACAAATCTAAGATTGTAAAAAACGCAAAATTTTACAGAGATCCGGATACAACAACTGATAACTTAATGAAGTACTATAACCCTCGATTTTCCAAGGACAATCAAATTTTATGGAGAAGAGCTGGAAAAACATTAAGATCTCCCAGGTAACCGACCATTTTTATTTATAAAATATGTTATATGTTTTGTACCAACATTATTCCATATACCTCTTACGCTTTTTACACTGATTGTGCTTTTTCTCAATTGCTACAAGTTCTTTTGGAATGTAAACTTCAAATTTATTTTCAATTATATCTTGAGCAACTTCAGAAGCCTTTTTAAATGGTGTAACCATGAGTGCTTTATCAGCCATGATGTTTAATGTACACGGATGTTCTGAAAGAAATGTTTTGATGTTTGGTTTTGCGAGTTCAAAGTTAAGTGTATAAAGTACATCAAGTTCAAAATCGATCAATTCTTGATTCGTGAAATCCACTTTCGATGAAAACTGAAGCACATCTCCGATAGAAGTTGGACAAACGTCATTAAACTTTGAAGCTATAAATATGCATGTTGCAGCTAACTTTACAAGTTCTTGGCAATTTTTTTTTTCAAGATATCTGTCCATATAAGAAACCGCGAAATGAACAGTGTCATCAAAGTAGTAAGTACTTTCGGAAGTAACTTTAATCATCCAATCGACTATTTTCTTTCGGTTTTTGTCGCATGTCAAAGTTTTCTTAGGTGTCACTTCGAGTGCCTTGATATGATCGAAGCAGAGAGTCATCGTCGTGTTAAACTATTGGTGCTTGGTTTGTTCTTCTTGTTTGTTCAGGACTAGGATTCAATTTTAAAACAATCTTCTTAGAGTCAATGTTTCTTCCTACTATTATTTTCTTGTTTTTAGAACCGAATTGAAACATTTTATAATTCTTAGAACCTCCTTTGGAAGTAGTTTGATTCATGTTTTGAATTATATCTTCTTTATTCATATCTTTCTTTAAATTTATATCATTTTGATTCATAGTTTTATTGGTGTTTCTGTCTTGTATTTTTATATTAATATTATTAGTTGTATCTTTAGAAATTAAAACTTTTTTAGTTTTTCTAATGTTTTGAAGGATACTAAATATTGGATTCAAATATCCATTTCTATAAAGTATGAAAACTAAGAGTAAAGAAATAACGGAAGAAACAATAATTATTATTAATATAGTTGGATCTGTATAGACATCACTAATTATTGTAACTGCTACAGTAGATATAACACTTGAATATATAGTGTCGAATGAATATTCTAGATTTTTAGTTGCACTTGATGCTATTTCAGAATAACTACTCACAACGTTATAGTAACTAGAAGACGGAGAAATTATACCTACTGATAAAATATAAGTTTCATCTAATTTTCTTCTACTTGAGGAAGCATTTAATAATGTTACAATTACATCTTTAAAATTTAAATTTTTAGAATTTAACTCTTGTATAATATTTTGTTTAAAAGTGTTTACTACATTTTTTATGTTTTGCGAACTCCAAAATAATATGGGTTACCTTCTATGAAATCACTATAACTCAGTTATACAGTGAAGATGCGTATTTTTTGCCATTCTTTATTTATATCATATTGAAAATAACTTACAAGGAACTGTTCTAAATGAAATTTTTCGCACCATCTCCTGCATTTGAGGTTCAACCGTCCACATTGCCATATACAGAAGGACTTAATTTTTCAAAAACAAGGGCGCGACTTGGACTATCAAGTAATAATTATAAAGCATGTAATAGTTATCGCGGTGCTAGTAGATGTGCAATGGAATGGGACATGTGGATGATGGTAAATGCATTAATTACACCTTTAGACACTGTTATTGAGTTTGGTGCGAGATATGGGACCACATCGTGCGTCATTGCTGCAGCTACAAACAATTCTGGTAAGGTTGTCTGTGTTGAGCCCGATGTCTCTGCACATGCTGACCTCATATTCAACAGGCATCGTCATAAGTGCAACTTTCATATTTTCCTTGGCACTGTTTCTGAATCACCAATGATACACATAGGTCGTGGGAAATTAGCCAATGGTTATGCTTACGCCATGTCTCCTACAAATAAAAAAAATATATCATTTACAATTCCAAATGTGTACTACGGAGAGGTAGAACATGCATTGAAGTCAAGATTTAATGTCATCGTCTTGTTCAATAATTTAATTTCCATACTTTAATTAATCGAACCAATCTATAGCCGCGACGTATCTCAGAAATAGAGCCACCATATACAGTTATTTCACAATCAAAAACTTTAAAAACAACGTTAATAGTATACCACGTTTATTTCAAACAACAAAAAATACATGTTCAAAAAAATGAAAACGGAATATTTGTTATGTTTTTCTTTATGTATGATAGTCACGGCACAGAATATTATTCTAGATTATATAAAAGCAAAAAACAATGGCGAGTTAAAATTTCATATGGGAAGCATGGTTACATATTGTGAAGGGACAAAGTTTTTATTAACTTTGATACTCTGGATTTTGTTTGACGACAATAAGCTTGAAAAGCTGCAAAGTATGGATAAAACAAGATTGAAACTCGCTCTACCTTCCTTTATATATGTAACACAAAATACATTGTCATATTATGTCTTTTTATTCATAAACTCACCAACATTTTCACTGTTTTCTAATCTAAAAATTTTGACAACCGTAGTTGCAATGTACTTTGTAATGAATGTAGAAATATGCAAGATACGCATGTTTATGATGCTGCAGCTATTTCTTGGAATGCTCGTCTCATGCAATTTACAAACTAAAAAAATCAGTGCAGATTTGGATATCATCTATGGATTTTTAATCTGTCTTCTTATCGCAACTTTATCATCTCTCAGTAATACATTGACTGAAAAATTACTCAAAATGGATGGCATGACTTTTTTATTCAAAACTCTTCATATCTATGCATTCACATTTATTATATCACTCCTAAATTTCACTTACGATCCGAATGATATTACAATCGATGTGATCATCATGCTTTCCATCAATGTAATGTGTGGAATGTGTATTTCCTTAGTATTAAAGTTGCAGGACAACTATGTCAAACTCTTTTCCGTTACCATGTCAACTTTTCTCTCTGCATTCATATCAAGTACTTTCCTAAATGTTAAGATAAGTGGAAATTTTGTAGTCGGTGCAATCATTGTATTCACTTCAATAAATGTCTTTTATTCTGTGCAGAATACCAAAAAATGTAATGAAGAAGAAAAAAATCTTCTATTTGCAAAAACAAATAATAATTTATATAACTGAATATTACTCATTTATATTTTTTACAAAAAAAATAGTGGTTGTATAAATGTTTTAGGTTTACAAAGGTTTTTTCATTGCAGATTTTGTACATTTGTTGTCACTTGTAACAGTATAATGAATTGAAGACAAACAATTGCCACCTGGACCTATGCATTTACCAGCGGGACAAATTACTGCGTTCACGTGAATCGCCATGAATCCTAACAAAAATGTTAGGATTTTCATTCTTTTAAAACATAGGATTATTTTTTTTTATGCTTAACAAAAAATTTATTTTATATAAAAATGAGAAAGTTTTATACAAAACTTCCAGACGATGTTCAATATAGATTATTTATTTATAAAATAAGTAAAATAAAAAAACTTAGAGAGAAACTAAGAGAAGAAAAAAAATAGAATTAAAAGACAAAATAGATTGGGGTATTTTGTACTTGCCATAGATTTTATATTTTGAATTCTATTATAAAATGTCTACTCTAGAAACTTGTGACAAACTTCAATTTTTATACAAGGACTTTTGTAAGGAAGATCCTGACACAAATCTTTGCAAAGAAGTAAAAAATAAAATTGAAGAAATAAACTGTCCTAAATGTCCAAGTTCTACTCCACAAACATATAATACTTCCATTCCACCTATCGGTTGCGGTATAGGAGTTTTTACAGTAAAAGAATAGTTTTTATAAAGTCTTAGAGTCTTAGAGTCTCAAATCAATATATGAAATATAGTTCAATCCAACCGATTGCATAATATCCGACCAAGATTTTATGGATATTTTTCATAAAAATCGGCCAATATACTATGGAAGTTTAGGCCAAAATCATTTATATTTTGTCGTTCGACGAACTGTTAAAAAATGTAAGTATGCGCGTAATATTCATATGTAAAATAATATGTTTACTTTCAAAATATGAATGGCGTTGTATTGTATTCAGGTCGTTGGCGCCCGAGTATTGCGACCATGGTTCACAATCACCGAACATTTTTAGTGGATCCGTATCATCTCGATGTGGTAGTAGTTGGGGTACAGAGTCAAATTTGCAACATGCATCATTTTGTATCAGATGTAAAAAAAACATGGAATTTGCCTAAAAATAGATTGATAGTATCGAATTATAATTATATTGAGCCACATTCAAAAATCGATAATAATTTGTCAGCTTGGAAACGGGAACAGCTTAGGAATTGGGAAGTGCAGTTTTCTCATGTTCGAATCGCATTTTCACGAGCACTAAAATGGAAGCATCATGATGTGTTCATCCGTGCTAGAATTGACATACTGTTTACTTCTACGCTTGTCATACCATTTGTGCGGAATCACGTATTCGGAATTATCTCTAATTCTGGATGGTCTGCCGATCGTAATATAAGTATTTTGAAGGATTGGTTTTATGTTACAGATGTTCATGGCATGAGTGTAATTACAAATACATCGTTTGCAATAATTGACAAATCAATTCGTTGTTTTGCAGCATGTCCCGAAGAGCAAATAATGTTACATATTCGACTTTCACACATACCAATTGTATCTTTGAACACCAAACTTGCGATAGAGTCGAAAAATAACTGGTGTCAAGAAAATTATAGTACACCGGTTGGGAGTGGCATCCCGACGACAACGAGTGTGTATGATCGTCCACACTCCCTCCGTTCCCATCCCCGATAAGCAAACATGTACGGGTCGCGTTGTGTAACAAGCGGAATAAGATCAACTGGGAGCCTCGTTATTATAGAAGCATGTAACTCTTTTATAAAAACAGTAACACAAGTATAACT